AATAAATTAAATTCATATATTAAAGCTTTACTTTAATATTTATCACTGTGATATATTTAAATCCGTTTTTAATATTGAGCTTTCAATCTTAAAAGTAAAAGAATACTTGAAATATACCTTGCATTGCATAGTACTACCTCATTGCATATTAGACATACCCTATATAAATAAAGGAAAAATGTCTAATCCAAAACCCATAAAAAAGAAAGTAACATAAAGAAAAAAGTGAGCGAAGCGAACACCGCTCTCCCTTTTATTATGAATATAATGAAAGGGGTTCATACACACACTGCATAGAGAAGCATCAACGTAAAACAATAACTCGTATAAGATAATAATATTATATTACAGCTTGTGCATCTTGATTTAAATAAAATATTCTAACAATCAGAAAGAGAGAAAAAATCAGAAAAAAAATAAAAAAAATGAGAGAGAGGACGGATGTTTACGGTTGCACTGGTGTACGGGGGGAGGGGCATAGCGCGTTCATGGTTGTACTGCCTGTGTTGTACTACAACGGTTTGTAACGCTCGTTTGCTTCGTTGCATATGGCTTTAATATGCGCGATATAGGCGAAGAAAGGTAAACACGATACATTGTGAAGATGAAAATATAACGCCGTATAAAAGCGTTATATTGGCTTATAAACGTATGTTATGAAGCATGTATTTATTTATAATTACTTACAAAATATTATGTGTTTTATTTGATATTGTGATAAAAAAGAGTTATCTTCGCAATGTGAAAGGAAAGGTGATATATTCAGGTTCTATTCTTTCACAGGGGGCAATATTAACGCCCAAAGCGTGTTGTTAAATGTTGGGATAAAAAGAGAGCCTTAACACGGCAATGTTAAGACTCTCGTAAGTTAGAATACTTAAAGTAAGTACTCTCCAATCCGGAGGCAAAAATACTCCTTTAACTTCTTACTTGCAAATATTCTTCCATTTAATTTTTGATTTGTTGATGCGGTTATAAAAAAAGGTGTAACAGTTGGAAGCCTGCTACACCTGGATAGGTGGAATAATCCACCAGAAGCGGCTAACTTGCATTAGCCTATAAAACCGTTCGTTTATGGAAATTAAAGTCTGTATTCGTGTTTGGTTCTTTAAGCCTTTGATTATAATAATCAAGTTTTAAAGTTCTCAAACGGTGGGTAATGTAAGGCGTTACCCGCCAACGGTTTTTAATTCCATGGCGCAAATATAGCCGTAATTCTTCAATAATCAAAATCACGCTGTAATGAATTGAATTATTAACATTAAACATTATAGCATTATGAAAACATTTTTAACAGTATTGTTATTTATTGCAAGTTGGTTAATTCCTATTTATCTACTTCCTCCTTCCTTGGCTTTGGCTTATGGGTTATTATACGGTGTTTCCTGGATCGTGTTTGTTATTGTGATGGCAGCAAGAGAGCGTGAAAGAGAGGAACGGAGATTTGAAGAAGAATGCAGGAGGGAACGAATAGCGCACGAACGCGAACGTAGGCGTAGGCAAGCCTATTATAGTAATCAAGGTTATATTATACGCGTATACTGATTATATACGAAGCATTTAATAAAAAGAATAATATAAGGAGAAAAAGATATGAAAGCAATGAGTTTTTATACCGCAAATGGTTGGGCTGGTTCAAATTATGACAGCAAATTAAGTACAAAGGAAATCGCTGCAAAGGTTAGATCTTATGCAAAGAAGAATTTCCCGGCGTTTAAATTCTCTGTCCGCTCTGAATGGAGCATGTACACTGATTCAATGTATATCGAATTAAAATCCGGTCCTTGTGTTCCTTTCATTGAAGGATCAAGAAGCGCGGAACGTGGTTATATGTCCACAATGTCCAACGTGAAGGCATGGAAAGACGAGTTAACCCCGGAAGTATTCGCAGCGTTAAATTCTGTATCAAATTACGCTAGTTCTTTCCGTTATGATGACTCGGACGGTATGCAAGACTATTTTGACACTAATTTTTATCTGAGTATAAAAGTAAGTGATGAATATAAGGTTATAGAACCGAAGGCAAAGAAAAGCAGCGTTAAGCCTGAAAAGGTTGAGGAAGCTAAAGAAGTGGAAGCCATGACGGTTGAAGGCCTGGAAATCGTGGACTATTCCGGAAAGGCTATCGCGGTGTTTGGCGATACAAAAGCGATCAAAGAGCAATTAAAGGAACTGGGCGGACGCTTTAACCCGGCTTTAAATTATAACGGGGAAAAGCGTGCCGGATGGATATTCAGTAAGAAACAAGCGGACAAGGTGAAAGAGTTGATAACGCCTACAGAGTTGCCGGCGCTTCCTGAAGAAATATATATCCCGGAACTTGCGGAGGAAACGGGACCGTTTGAAAATATCCATTTAATTGAGACGGGCAACTTTAACGGCGTGCGCTATTATGATATTGAAGGCGCGGGAATCATAACTGGCGCGAAAGTACGTGCAGATATACAGCCGGGCGATGTTTTCAATGTATATACGGATGGAGAACGTAAGTTTTGCGTAACCTATGACGGTGTAAGCGTGGAAAGCAGCTTAAAAAAAGATTTACCCGGTATAATTGAGTTTAACGACAAGATAGAATCGGGTACGCTTAGCACCTCATCACATTACACCCCGTTTGCGGAGGGTGTAGAATTTTACGAGAAGAAAGTAAAAGGGAAACGATACATAACGGAAAACAATCCTAAACGCGGTTGGTACGTTATAGATACCTTGGATAATTGCCCGGTAGGATTCTTCCAAACAAAAGAAAAAGCCGAAAAAGAGGCGGAAACACTTAACGGGTTTACGGATGGTAACGGGCGATTAAAGACGGTCATTTAATTAGCTGAATATGGTTTTGTTGGTTTTGTTATTCGGTGCCGTGATATTCATTTCCGGCACCGACAGGGATAAGCTACGCGAATTTATAAACAAGAGTGATGAATCAGATAAATTTTAAAGGATATGAAAGAATATAAGTTAACAGTAGAGTTCCATAATGGGACGCGTTATTGCTATTACGGCAAGACGAAGAAAGAAGCGTTAGCAGCGTTTAAAAAATCGTTTGGCAACTTTAAAGGCTTCGCAAAAAAAGAGTGGACGATAGAACAAGATTAACCAATGTGGGAAGGCGGAGCAACACCGCCGCCGGAAACTAACAAACTAAAATTATAAAGATATGGTAATAGACATTAGAAATCACTATTTCCGGGACAATGCAAACGGAGGTGAGGTAAATGAGTTAGGCAAATTCCAAGTAGGCGAAATCGTAACCGATTGGAAAGGTGATACAGGCTGCATCCTTATGATTTTCCAAAACGGAGAAGTTCGAACGGACAGCAATGGAATGGGCGATATTTCCCAGTTGAAAAAGGTTAGGAGCAAGAATAAGATATTAGACTACTTGAAACAGCTACACAACGCAGATATGCACTTTATGCAGATGATTAACAAAAGAGAGTTAGAACAAATTAAATGACAATGATATGAACTATACATTTTATTTCGTGAACAATAGCAGAGTAATAAGCGAGTGGCGCGGGTGTTTTGAAAACAAAGAAGCAGCCGAACGGTTTGCCGATGGTGCAACGATAGGCGCAATGATGACAACTGGAGAAATAGGCGTTTATGGGGTTTCGGAAAGCGAGGAGCAACCTTTATCTCGCCAAATGACAGACAAACGTAAAAACGTATTGTTTGCGTACATTGAGAAAAACAAGAATATATTGCCACAATTAGCATAGATACATTGTTGGGGCTTTTGCCAACATATCATCTTATGACACCCCGGCAGTAATACGGCTGCCGGGATTGTGGAAAAAGGATATTAAAAACGAATCAATAACAATTATAAAGATATGAACAGATTAAAAAACGCCATTGAGTCAGGGAAATTCGCATGGGAAAAGTATCTGAACGGCAAGACATGGAACGGCATAATGCTGCGTACACAACCATTATTTTGCTGTTACGGGCAAATAGGTTATCAAGTGTTTGTGTACGACCGTGAACGCCATGCAGCCACATTCACATACGATTGGGAGAGACAGCAAATCATATTTTCTAATAACTAAAACAAGGAGGAATGGAGTATGTTTTTTATATGCGTTATCGTGTGGCTCGTAGTGGGTTGCATGAAGGAAATGACAGGAAATAACGGTTTTTAAACCGAATTATCCGCCAAAGGTTGAAAGCCTTGCAAGTGGTGCAAGTTCCACGGGCGGAACTATTTACTAACTTAAAAACAAAAAGATTATGGAAAAGAATTATTTCATTCAGATTAACGAGAAAGGACGAACTATAATGCTTCAACCATGCAACGCATTCGAAGCTATAAGGTTGCTAAACTTCTACAGCGATGGGATAAACCTGCTTAAAGAAACACAAGAAGTTACAAGCGTAGAACTGTATAAGATTGGCGAACCATTGCCGAAACGAATTTTAATCTAAGGAGTAATTTATGAAAGTAGTAGAATATGGTCGTATATCCACCGACAAACAAACATTGGAGCAGCAAAACAGAACCGTCCAAGAATGGTTGAAAAGAAACGGTTTAAAATCTGACATTGTGATAACGGAAGAAGGAATATCCGGCGGTGTAACCTATAAGAAACGGAAATTAGGCACTGATGTACTTCCGTTGCTGGAGACTGGAGATATGCTAATAGTAGCCGAAATTTCTCGTTTAGGACGATCTATGAGCGATTTAAACAAACTCATCAATGATGAACTAAAACCGCGTAAAATACGTCTTGTAATCGTCCAAATGGGCATTGATTTGAATTGTGGCATGATAAAAGCGATGGACGAAATGATTTTGTTTGCCTTTTCTTTTGCTGCCCAACTGGAAAAAGAACTTATACAGGAACGAACTAAATCAGCATTGGAAGTAAAGAAAAAACAAATTGAGGAAAACGGTTATTTTATTTCCAAAGCTGGAAACAAATGCACCTCTTTAGGTGGAACAACCACCGGACAGGCGAAAGGCGGTAAGGTGAACGGGGAAAAAAGAAGAAAGGAAGCGATGAACGATGAAAAGAACAATATGATAGCCGCCATGTTGGAGGGGTGCAATACTCCGCAAGATATTGACAAGGTAGTTGAACGATTGAACGCAAGAGGCATTCGCACACATAGTGGCTTAGAATTTACCCGGAATCGCTTAACCGCGCTCAGAACGAAAATAAACAGGCGTGCGGAATATGCACAAAGCGTATTATCTGAATGAATGTTTAAAAACATGCCTTCTTTATTAATGTAATATTTTGCATTGTCAAGATAAACATTTATATTTGCAGTATCAAATAACACAATAGAACCGGCGGCAACGGATAAGCGGCATTAAGATTATGAACTCATACAATATCTACGAAGAGAATCATTATGAAACTGTACTTTATCACGCAATTGCGCGTGACGAAGATCATGTAAGAGAGCTGGCAGAAGAAGCGGGTATTAATCTTGAAGGGTTGACCATCGACTTGGAGCGTTCTAACGTTAAGGACCAGATGGGAAGGCCATACAGCGCAATGATTGAAGATGCAGTTGTAAGATGATGAATGAGAGAGAACGAATCGGTAAGCGTATTGCCGAGCTCAGAAAGCAAAAGGGATTGTCCCAAGCGAGATTGGCAGAGCTGGTCAGTATAAACCAGGGTCACATAGCACGAATAGAACTTGGTAAATATAGTACAGGTATAGATATCCTTGCAAAGATAGGGTATGCACTAGGTTGCAGGATTGATTTTATAGAAAACTAAAAAAATGAAAACATTAGAAGAACTCAGAGACTTTATCAATCGAGAAATAAACTTTGTATCTTTGGATATAATTTTTAAAGTCGTTGATTTAGTCATAGCTGAAAACGGATGGACCGATGAACGTCCCAGTTCTCAATACGGTATATGCAATGATGGTGTACGTGTCCTTTTCTTTGATTTGGAAATGGTTGCTGTAACCAATGCCATTGACGACTCAGTTTAAAACAAACAGTTTCAGCAAGTAGGGCTGTATAACTCTTGCTGAAACTGTTCTTCCAATTTAGGTGTTAAAGTCTAATCTTACTTTCTAGCAAATCAAATCCTTTTTCCACTTCGGAATTAAGAACTTTCGCAT